AAAAGACCATACGATATGTTGCCACTCTCAACGAGCTGGTTAAACTCGTGAACCCTCATCGCACGTTTTGTGTGCGGCTGGTCGCAATAATCCATCCGTGCGACAACGGAATCTGGGAAGCGCTGAAATTCATCAGCACAATGGACAATGACGTGTGTCACCCAAGAGGTAAACACATCAGAGAAAAGGTTGTCGTCACAACATGAAGCTTGATTACGATCCATCTCCTCATCTTTACCATCGATAAGGGGAAACCGCATTGCGGTCAACCTTGAGTGAGCTTTATACAAATTAACAGTGGAGTCACGATAAATAACTCCTGAGTTTGCAAATGATGGTCCAAAAACAGTTTTGTATTGGTCCCCGCGTGTGCCGATCGTCCTGAACCCTAAGTTGCCAGTTTCAACGAAGTTGATATAGTCCTTGACAGACCGAAATTTAATCTTATCAAACTGAAAGTTCAAATTAGGTTTATATTTCCAATCCTTCTTCACGACCAAACAATCTTCGCCGTAGTGGCGATAAATATTTACAAATTTACACCCGGCACACACGCCAAATAACTACTTTATCAGCGCATTATTCAACACAAGTCGACCATCCTCACAAAAGGAGAGATACTGAGAAGACCTGAATTGAGTAAGCTGAACGCGCTGTACCGCAACCATCACCGTGCGATCAACAATGTGTGTATCAACCTTTGAAACCCACTCTAACGCCCTAAGCTGCTGCTTGAAACCACCAAACGAATGCTTATTAACAGCGGCATTTTGGCGCCGGAGATAATCAAGTATCGTTGGATGAATCTCAATTCGATGGAACTGCCTATAGCCGATCTTATACAAATCAATTAAATCCTGCTCCTCTACTTTCTCATGGAAGACATTGCGAAAGTCGACACCGTAGGCTTCGTTAGTCTCGACAATGGCCTCGCACCTAGTCCAATCACCATCCTTCTCAGAGGTGGTAATCCCAGATGAAGTCAATTCTGGTGACTGACGTATGTACGGCCTGTTGTCCTGAGTATAATATGCTTTCACGCCAGCGGCAATGGCGCAACATGCAGAGGGAATGGCAACTATAGGGTGCGCATGCGCGACGACGGTGACACCAGCCATCGCGGTTGAGAATAATGTGTGATGAACCTTCCAATGTGAGGCGGCATAGTCAAATATCCAACTATACCATGCACTCGTGCGACCAAGGGCACCAACAAGTACGGATTGGCGTAATGCTGGGTCCTCAGGTTTGAGCAGTGCAGGGGGGGGAGGGGGAACTACTGGTAATGGACCAGAATCGGTACACTCCTTCCACACTCCTGCAAGATCCTCAGATTCGCTATCGCGGACATGTTTCAATTCCTTCGACCCGCCACCTTTCGCGACGATGACGGGTTTAATCACGTTACACTCTTTTGGAACGGCCGGCGGACCAGTGTCTAGAGTCATGGCCTTCACGGCGGTTTTAAGCTCGGCGACCTCTTTTAACAGACGTTGTTTCTGAGCTTCCTC